CTTGTGCACGTGCTGCCGTCTTAGCAAATACTGATTGTTTCTTAGAACTACCAAAGAAGATTTCGTTACAGGAGGCCATACAAGGTGTTCCTGGAGAGCCTTATTTGGACGCTTTGAATAGAAGCACTTCACCGGGGTATCCTTGGAACATGCGACCACGTCCTGGTTACAAGGGAAAGGAAAGATTTTTAGGAACTGGTGTTGATATTGATTTATCAGGTCCTGATTTTCCTGAGTTGATTAAAGAAGTCGAAGAGGCTCACGAAAAGCTTCTTAGAGGTGAGAGACCAATGTTTTATTTTTCGGATTCACTTAAAGATGAAACATTAAAATTGGAAAAGGTTAAGAATGGCGATACTAGGTTGTTCTGCCCCAGTCCGATTGTCTATCAGATACTCAACAGAATGTACTTCGCAGATTTCCATCGTAGGTTTATGGAGTCACGTATTCGCGGGGAACATGCTGTTGGTATTAACGTCTATTCTGATGAGTGGAACATGTTAGCTAAGAAACATTTGATCTTCGGCAATGAAAACATTGTTGCTGGAGATTTCAAGAGTTTTGATGCAAGTCAGTCAGCTCAAATACTTAAGGCGATAGGAGAATATGTTATACAATCTTTTGAGGATCGTGAACATGATAATGTGAGACGATTACTCTGGATGAATGTGTATGATTCACACCATATTTTTGGTAAAGATATCATAAGGTGGTTACAAAGTCTACCTTCTGGTGATCCTGGAACAACGAATATTAATTGTATGTTTGTTGGTACCATTATGAGGATGTGTTTTGTTAATTTGCGTGGAGGTGATATTTCACAGCTTCGTGAATTTTCTCAGAATGTCGCGCTTACGGCGTATGGCGATGATCATATTGTTTCGGTTTCTGATGTTGTGAAAGAGTCATTTAACCAACAGACGATAACTGAACAGATGTCGCTTTTCGGATTGACGTACACTTCGGAAGATAAGTCAACCAATCCACCACCTGTGAGACCATTGGAACAAATTGAATTTTTGAAGCGTTCCTTTAGAATTGAACCTCGTTATGGTAGGTATTGTGCACCATTGAGGCTCGAGACCATTCTCGAGATGCCTTATTGGTCGAAGAAAACTTTTTATGATGATATTTGGAGGGTTAATTTGGAGAATGCCATTAAAGAGCTTTCTTTGCATGAGCCCGAAATTTTCAGCAAATGGAGCGAAA